CATCTGGGGTTGATTGAATGTAAATCTGGTAGCCTGTCGATGAATTTGTCAGCACACCAGAAATAACAACATCCGCTCCAGCAACACCTCCCTTTTGAGCATACACAACACCATCTTTTTTGATAGTAACAGTGTAATCATACGAACCTGAACTTCTAATGGTCAAATCATAGTTTACAACCTGTCCTCCAATCAATCCGTAAATGTAAAGATAGTCAGCACGTAAAATTACATTCGTCATCGAAGACACGTCCACAGTATTCCCGTCATACAAAACCTCTAACAGTCCTATGTCTTTGAATGGATAGCCTTTCTCACGTAGCATCCACATATACAAGTTATAAAACTGCGGATTGCTCGTTTGTTTAATAAACGAATCAGAACTAAAGGTAATGTCAGTATATGTTTCTTCTATGGCTTTAACAATAAGCCAAACCCGAATCGCATAGCTTAACTCTTCGTAATACACCCCGTTGTCGTTAGCGCTCGGAAATAGGTTTGCTCCCGCAGGGTTAATCGTGCCATCTGCGTTAAAATAGTCTGGTGGAGTAACACCCGATTGATAGTAAATTCTTGTGGTGTTAGATATTAAAGGAATACACCACGCTCCTGTGTAGGAAACGCTATCAATGCTATTTGTAAGGTTAAAAGGCCCTGACTGAAGATGGGTAGATATTTGTGTACCATTATAAGTAACCGAAAAACCAGATAGCCAATTCAACGAATTTAGTTTGTCATCCCCTAGAATGTCTTTAAGGTCTACAACCTCACCATAGAATGTAACCTTGTACGAATACGCTTTGTTATCTTTTAACTGTACCCCATCAAGCTTTATCTTTCCTGTTTGAAATGATAGGTGGTTGAGTTCGATTCTCGCTGCTACTTTCTTTCTCGCATCGAAACCATTATCGACATCATAATTGTAATAATGCTTAAATATCTTGTTGTTTGATTTTGTCGCAGGAAGATTAAAACTTTGGGTAAAATTGGCAAATACTTTACCTATGTCTTTAACATTTTGAATAGTCTGGGTAAGTGAAATCGTTTCATCATTAAACAACTCCACCCTTTGCCCATCTATAAATAGTTGAACCTGCCTCATCGTATGTTTTGAATTTTGTCGAATGCGTAATCGAATATTACCGTGTAACTAACTAGCTTATCGTTAAGGCTTGTCTTGTAAGTAAGGCTTTGTGTTTTAGGTGTTACCGGATAAACGAAAGTTATGTCATCGGTCTTGGTAAGCCATACTTGCTCCGATAGCATCATTTGCTTTAAAACCTCATTGTAATCTTCTGAAACATATCCTGTGTTTAGAGTAATGCTTTCCTTACCTTGTACGTTCATCGTGCGATATTGATGCCCAGAATAAGTCAGTGCTTCTAAATCCATCACGTTAGACTTGTATTCTTCCGATTTAGAATTAATGCTTTCGATTTCTTTAGCAAAGAAATACACATCCTGCAACGCTCCTAGCTTGTTTACGAATGTAACTTTGCGGTCTGGGAATTTATCGCAATGCATCGTTCTAACCTTAATACTTTCGTAAGCATCTTCTATCACTCCTGCGGTGTATTTGTAAATCCTTACCTCGTCTACTGCGTTTACGTCTACTACGTTTTCGAATGCCACGAGCCTTGGGTTAAACTCATAAGTTCCTCCAGCATCCAGCACGCTTTGTTTGTAATTATCTACACTCACGCTTCCACTGGCACTCGGATAACGTATGATAGCATTTGTGTTTGTGGTAGCGGTGTAATTGTAGGTATTAACTTCATTACCCTGATAAGCAAAAACAACATCTAATTGCTCTTCCCCGAATACAGGTACACGAATGTTCTCATCGTCAGGTCGCCATATCACTTTATTAGAAATCATCTTGGTTCGTGATAGTTCCGCATTCGCTCCCTCTTCAAAATACCCATAGCCATCAACGGCAATGCGTGTGGTTGTGCCATCGTTTACCCATACCGCATAGGAAGTATAATCACCATCAAAATTGATTTCTATATAATCTCGGATTAGTTCTGATACTTCGAATGTCGCGTAAACAAATCCACCTCCAGCATCAAGTACATCTTTTGTTAGTGAATATTGCACCGTGCCGGGAACAGGAGTTGATGCACCTGTCCATATCTTTAAATTCAAAGTTTCTGTGTCTGGAACACTTCCTGAACGTAGTTTTCTAATGTAGTACGGTGAACGTACGTTTATCTTTGTACTCATTTCTTTGTCGTGTATTCAAGTAAATTATCAACGTCTAATGCAAATGCTTCTATCAAATCGTCAGGTAAATCCTTAAACGCTTTCTCAAATGGTTTGGTAAAAAATAGCGATGGTTTGATTCCTTTGTTCTTCTTTCCTATTGCCATCAAAATCCCTGTTTGTTTGAAACTCATAAATCGTCCTTTCTTATCCCTAAATTGGATACCTCGAAACTTTGTCCATTTAGCAAATGTACCTGTGGCGTATTCTAGACCTATCAAGTTAGAACTTTGTTTGTAGCTAAAGTTAGATAGCGATGTGCCGCTTTTAACGCCTTTTACGCCTCGGTCTTGGTACATTCCGTATTCCTCCATCAAGAACTTCAAAAGAATGGAATTAGGCATTTCTTTAGCCTCATACCCTAAACTATCATATAGCTTCTTGGTGTAATTCTTTTTGTTTTTGGTAAGATTGCTCCTTGACTGTTGGATAACGTACTTACCGAACTTATTTAAAGCCTCTTGTGTGTTCTTTAGTTGCATAGGCTTATGTCGTTTTCAATCACTACATCGAATGTCGCTACCCATCCCGCAATGTTGTTTTCAAACCTATCCAGAAAAGGCTCACAAGTAACCGAACCTTCTAGCTGGTATTTATCCCTGAACAAATCGCTCATACGTAGCTTTTGCAACATCCGGTTCAAAACGGCTAACTGCGTGTTCAGCACATCGTGAAGGTTGTCATTACCAACAAATAAATCGGTTACTTCCTCTTTGCTCGTGTCTACAATATCCATAGCCAACACGCTTAAATTAAAAGTTAGAATCCTTTCATCTTGTGTCGCAGAATTAACCATTAAATGCGACAACGGGAAGATAGTTTGCTTTGATAGGTCGATGTCGGTTATATCTCCGTGTGTTACCGTATTTACATTCACATCGTCAAGCAATGTGTTCTTAATCGTTTCGGTTACTTTGTAGAACCCTTGTATTCCTTTACTCATTTCTTTTTAATTTGTTGAACTTCCAAATCGTTCTTCTCTTTCATAAATGCTAACATCATTAAGCACTTGTGTACATTTAGTTCAGTGATATGTTCAAGTCTTGTAACATCACCGAGAGCGAGTGCGTATATTGATTGATACCAACCCCACTTGCTTCCGAATTGAGATAACGCACTATAAGGCTCTCCTTCTCCGCCTGTGAAGAGTTCAGGATAGCTTTCGATAAGTCCGTCCCTAAATGATAAAAAAAAAGAATAGAACCCATCACGCAGTCTAGCGTTATATCTTTCATATGTAACCCATCACTGGCTTTGTAATCTTCAATCGAATACCTTTCTCCGTATTTGTTTTTGATAGGTCGATACAAAACCTGCATCGCCAAGTGCATATTATCCCAATTCCCTAAATAGGTGTCTAGGTCTATGTATTCTCCTAACGAGATGTCTTCAAGCTTTGGAATGAAGCCGTATTCTTTACCTCCTATCTTTGTGCGTTGTATTAGCTTTTGTTTGTCGCTGAATAACTCATTCAACATCGATACGATTTCGTTTGTATCTGATAGCCTCATATTCAAAACGTACTCCGAAGGCACGTTGCAAAATATCTCTATCATCTTTATTTGAAGAAACCGCTCATCGGTGTTGTTCTCTTGTATCTTTAGAAACTTTTGATATTGCCCGAGTGTTACTTCGGACATAGTTTCTGGGATGTTAATCTCTACCTTCATAGTTATATAACGAATTTTAAGTAAGGTTTTAGAATTGGATGTAAAAAAACCTCCCGAAGGAGGTTAGTGAGTTAGTACATTGATGTCTTCCAACAGATACTCGAACAGTACCCTTCGTGGTCTATCGGTTCTCCGCATTCTTTACATTCGTACTCTTTGTCTTCGGTGTAATAAAGTAAATGATTCATCTTTGTTGTTTTTTTCAAATATACTAGCTTACAACGTATTTTCCAAGGTTAGGTTTGGATAACATTGAATAGGTGGCATAACGTACAGAATCGCAGATGTGATTATTGGTATCAATCGGTACGTTAGTAATGATTCCCGTCCTATCCTCTTTCCATTTGTAGTTTCTAAATTCCATTATAGCGTTAGTGGAATCTTTAAGCACGTGAAGCTTGTGTCGCTTCAACATATCGATTCCCGCTTTTATATCCTTCTCGCTTTTACGTATGTTCCAACCAAACCTCCTTAACTCCTCATTCAATCTAGGCTCTGCCGTGTCAGCATATATTGCACCTTGGATGTAGTTTTCTTTTAGAAAATTATGAATGTCAATAGTGGTCATACCTGTTCGATATAACAGTTCTTTGATGTATAGGTTGTGTTCGTGTTTATAAACTGCTACTAATGCCGTTGGGTCGTTTGTAAACCCGTAGTCCATCCCATACGATAGCAAAGAAGCGTAATCAGGTATTTTATCAATCTCGGTAAAAGTGAATATTGTCGCTCTTGAGATTGCTCGTTCTCCAAGTCCATATATCTGCCAGTATTGCTCATCTGTATCCTTTAATCTTTCAATCTCGGATATAAGGTCAGTAGATAGGAATGGATTGTCTTTGTATGTCGTTTTAAAAAAAGCACAGTCCTCTCGGCTTATTACCTTCTCATATAACCAATGATATTCATCTGATGGGTTGAAGTCGCCAATGATACGTCCTTCCGTTCTAAATAGAAGCTGCTGCCAGTCTTCCCACAATAGTTCGTTTACCTCATTAGCAAACAGAAGGTTTCGTTTACGTCCTCTTACTTTTTGTGGTTGGTCTAAAGAAATAAACTCCACAAGGTTTCCAAATAGCTGATATTCATTATTTGTCTTGTTGTGGTCTTCCTCTCGGTACAGGTTGTTGTTTCTTAATATATCCAAAAAATCCCGCATAACGGTAGCACGCAATGCTGGGAATGTCTTTCTGCAAATTGTTACTATTTGGTTTTTGTTTTGCGTGCAGTATTGAAAGATAATCCAAAGCAAGATGTTGTACGTCTTACCTGAACGCGTACCACCTTGTTCTATTATTATCTTCTTTTCCGAATCAAGTAAATGCTCGTATACTTGGTTAGTCTTTATTTGCACGAATAATCTCTACTTGAATGTTGCTCGGTGCGCCATCAGCACCTGTTATCTCTTGTCGCTCAACGTAACCTCGTTTCTTACCTTTAGTTTTTAGGTAGAAAATAGTTGAGGTAGAATTGTTGTCTTCGGTGATTTGACGATACAGTTCTGATTCCACCACATCGATTGACATTTCAGAAATATCTTCTACCGATTTTTTATACTCTTCATCTTCAGTAAGCCAACGGTAATGTGTTTGTCTAGCAATTCCGACTTGTTTACACGCTTTTGACACAACCCCTAATGATTTTTCTAACGCATCAAGCATTGCTTTTTTATGAATGTCACTATTTGTCATAACTAAAATAACTCTTTAATAGATATTAAACATCCAAGGCTAGTGTTTGAAT